TAGCTGTCGAGGACGCAGCTACCGCCGTCATAGCTGTCGAGGACGCAGCTACCGCCGTCATAGCTGTCGAGGACGCCGCTATGGTGGTCATGTTGGCATAGTCGTCCGGGTTCAATCCCGCGAGGATCGCCACAGTCTTACCCATGACAGAAGTGGAGGCCCCGGTGAAGGTTGCCCAGGCGGTGGAGTTGGCCTGTACTTTCTGGACGGCGGTGTTGTTCTTCCAAATCGCCGCCATTGCCACCGGCGCTTTTGCAATAGCCGTCATAGCTGTCGAGGACGCGGCAACCGCTTTCATTGCCACAGGAGATGTAACCATGGCATTGAGCGCAATGGAGCTGCCAATGATGGTCTGCATGACTGGCTCCGAAGCTACCATAGCACTGAGGGCCGAGGGGCTTGCAATCATGGCTTCCATTGCGGGCTTGGAAGCCACCACCGCACCCAGAGCTTCAGCATTGGCAAAAATGGCCTGATACGCCGTTTCAGAAGCCGCCGCCGCAGTGATAGCATCGGCATTGACAATCAGGGCTTGCATGGCCGCCGGAGCCGCCGCCACAGCGGTCATGGCCTCGGTGCTGGACACCACGGCATTGATGTCGGCATAATCGGCGCAGTCGCCCCCGGAGAGGGTGACAATCAGCTTGCCCAGAGCAATGCGATCCATAGACACCGCCCTTGCCATGAGAGGGTCAGCCTCCAACTCGGCGCATCGGGTGGCATCGCCATACATCATGTCGGCGTCCTGGTTGTGCTCAGAATACCACTGGCCCAGCCATGTCAACACGCTCTGGGAGATCACCGTGCTGTCCTTCAGCATGGCGAGGAGGGCCTGACTGTTGCGGTCATCCTCCCCAATGGGCCAGCCCAGAACCACGCAACACCCGCCCAGGTTCTCGCTGTATTCCTCCGCCGTTGCGGGGTTGGCGAGAATGGTGCGGAAGCGGTTGGTACCCTTTCGGTAATTTCCCTTCAGTGCCATAAAGTAGTTGTTATAATCCGCTGTCTTTGTTCCGATGGACATTAGCGGTCACCTCCGTATTCAATAGCCATATAGTGAATCTCGATTTGGTTGGCTGTCGTTGTCAGCGTTGCGGTGGGTAGTGTTGGCATTGTCACTACGGGCAAGGTCACGCCACTCACCAGCGTGTGCTCGGCATGGGCAGAGCTGGACGATGTGCCGCTGGCCGTGTAAAACTGGCCCGTAGTCACAGAACCCGCTGCTACACTGCCGGCTTTGCCTGCCGCAAAATTTGGCTTGCGTAGGCAATAGAGGAAACCTTCGGTTGTTACATTCTTGATTTCCACCCAGCCCTGAAAATTGAGAGCCTGACAGACCACGGAGGGAACGCCATCAAACGGCTCTCGAAATTTATAGGTGTTCCAGCCAGCTCCAGCGTTCACAAACCGGCCTGTCTCCATAGAGTAGTCTTCCAACTCATTGGGTTCGGCTCCGCCCCCACCTTCAGCGCTTCCGTGCTTTCGTGCTTCTGCGGCGCTCTCGGCGGCTTCTTTTGCCGCTTCTCTGGCGGCAATGGCGGAAGCCTCCGCTCTGGCTGCCGAGGTCTTGGCCTCGTTAATATCGCCCAGATAGGCCACCACGCCGGTGTCCTTGTAGGACATGGAAGCGATGTCCCAGATCCACCACGTTTGTCTGCTGTCCTCACTCAGCTGGACAACGGGGCTTTTTCCCACCGCCGCCGCTATCTGTTTGGAAGAGTATTGCAGATTATAGATATTAACTTCTGTCAATTCACCGATTTTAGGCAAAGGGATCACCTTCCTTCTCAATAGAAAATCATAATTAAGCCCTTACTGCCTTTACCGCCCAAGCCACCTTTACCGCCGGGGCCTCCATTTCCAGGCCAGCTATAATTTTCTGGGCCGGTAGCGGCACCACCGCCGCCTCCACCACCTCCGCCGTGTCCAGCATCACCGCCCTGACCGTAGCCAGGGGCGGTCTTTCTCTGGGGCGGGGTCGCACCTCTACCACCAACGCCGCCGTCATTAAAGCCATTGCCGTTGTTGGACTCTGTCCGTCCATCTTCGCCGTTTTCACCATTGGCACCAGCTGCGGCGCCACCGCCACGGCCACCATAGGCGTACCCAGTGACATAGCCGGACACATCCCGGCCAGCAGCGCCGGGGTGGTATGTAACACCCTCATAGGTCAGATCGGGGCCAACGCCATCACTGCCGGAGCCTTTGGCTCCCGCCATACCTGCTTTTCCTCGCTGTCCGTAGACCTTCCCGGTGAAGATATCGGTGATACCATTGGAGGACGGGGCACCCGCTGCGGAAGTGAACTCCCCCAGGGTGGTGGCTTCGCCATGCTCGTCACTCTCGCCTCCCTCGCCGCAACTGAAATCAACCACATAGCTGTCATAGCCAGTCAGGTCAAGGGTGATGGTGACAACATCGCCGCCGTCTCCGGGTGTACCGGGTTCGCCTCCCTCACCGGCAGAGCCGAGGGAACTGGAAGAAGCCCGCCCACCGTTCTCACCGTCCTGTCCCCTTCCACCGCCGTGGCCGCCGGACAGGAGGGTGATCTGGATATGCTTGTCCTCCTTATCCCGTACAAAGTCCACCAGATCAATGGTACCGCTGCCAGTGAGGATTTTAGAGCGGGTGTAGTTGTTACCCACACCGCCGGGAGCGTACCCGGTGATGATCTTACAATTCGCTTTGTTCTTTGCGGATACCGTGGTTTCCATAGAGGAGATAAAGCCTTCAATTGGATCTTCATAGGGGTCGGTAGCTTTGATGAAGTCACCGGCCTTTTCACCGTTCAGAACGATGGAAGCCGCTACGGTCTTCTTGCTGTTGTAGTAGGAAAGCACCCTTGTGGCAACATTGATACTGTTTGCCACGGTCACCAGGGTACAGTCAGAGACCGAGGCCACATTCTCCTCTTGCCCGGTCACATCGTCAGCATACCGCCGCATGATCCGGGTGGAGTGGGTGTACTTCTTCCCGGTCAGCTTGCCGGTGCCGGTGACTATGGCCCAATTTACCCCGCTTTCGTTTATGACAAGGGTGCCAGTGGTCTCCAAATCGTGAAGGGGGGCAACTTTGCCAAAGTCAAGGAAGGTGTGGTCTGCGGTCTCGCTGCCGTCCGTGTTGTCGTAGACCGTTGTAACCTCGTCCGTATCAAGAGCAAAAAAGGAGTGTTCGGTCACATCTACCGCAGAAGCCGGGTCATTGTAGTCCACATTTCCCCCAGAGTAGAAACGGCTGTCCGGGATCACCACAGGATTGGCGGAGGCGATGAAACGGAAAACCGGGTCACCATTCTCGTCCTTTCCACAGACCACACCACAAGCAAAGAGAAGTTGGTGCAGGTTCTTCCGCTTGGAGGTGTAGGGCAGCCACCCATAGACCTGTATATTCGCCACCTCGTCAGCGACAGTGTAATTGATAAACCCGCCGATGATCTCCGCCAGAACTTCCCGGAAGGTCTGCCCGGAGTAGATACCGCCCCGGTGCTTTTGCCTATCCAACAGGCCAATGGCGCTCATGCTGTTCAACTTGAAGCCGCTCTTGGTGATCCTGTCCACATTCTTCAGGTACATCTTCTGATCCAGTATGTCGTCCTTATAGTAGCGGACTTCTGTACCATAGAGCAGTGACCGCAGATTTACAAATTTTCGGTTGGTGGCGAGGAGAAAACCGTCCGAGGTGCGAACCGCCTTGTAGTCGCTGGGAGCAATCAACTCAACGGAGTCTTCCGTGTAGGGGTATTCCACCACTGGGGTCATTTTGTCCACGGTCAGGTTGGTGCCCACCACATCCATGCCGGTGACGATGGAAACGGAGCGGAGGGTGTTATCCTCCCCGGAAAAGGTTTCAATGGGAGTTTCCACTGGCCCCACTTCTACCCTGTTTCTTGCCACGGTTACCCCTCCTTACTTATGCGGGGATAAGCTGGGGGTCGATGGGTATGAAGTTCACCGTGATGGCCTTGTAATACCTCACGCCACCCTCGACCTTCTCCAACTCAATCTCCGAAACCGTATAATAGGCTTCGTATTCAATAGTTCCTTGGCCGTCTGCGGCTCTGATCCAAATGGAGTCGTCCACCGAATGGGTCTTTAACCAAGCCCACAGCTTGTCAAATTCCTCCTCCGAGCCGTCCCGCTGAAATGTAATGGTGTGCCCGAGGAAGCCGCCCAGCACATCGCGGATCATGCGCCCACGCAGTTTTCCCCGGCCAGCGTTTTCGCCGTCCAGCACATTGAGGGTTTCTTTATAGGCCGTAATCATAACCTTGCTATCAAAGTCGATATAGTTAAAATCAGCCCTTGACTTCAATTCACAAAATCCCGCCATTATCTCACCCCATGTTTACCAGCGGCACACCTGTCCGGCTACCCTCGCTGTTATTAGCTTCGTGGACTATCCGGGCAAATACATCGTAGTCCACCATCATAATCTTGCCTTCCTTGATGGCTTCAAGGATCTGCTGGAGGACGGCAATAATACCGGCACTGTTCATGTCTCCAGCTCCGGCCCCGCTCTCCTCCCGGACGATCTGCCGGAAAAGAGCCTCCGGGCCTTCCAGGTTGTTGCCGTGGGTCTGGTCGCCTAACACGGCGGCAAACTCCCGGTTGGCCGGAATGACCGCGCCCTTCGCCAGACGGGGAATGTCGGAGGCATTGATGGAAGGCATACTTGCAAGCCTGGCGGAAAAAGGAGCCGCGGCGCTCTGCACAGAAACAGCCGCATGGCTTTTTTCAAAGGCTTGGGAAGTATCTTTAGTAGCCCCGCTGAATTTGGAAGTCAGCCAACCAAACGCATCATTCGCCCAAGATTTCACTTTTTCAAAAGCATCTGTCAGTCCATTGAGCAGACCCGAAATGATACCAGAGCCAAGTTCTTTCCAATAATCTACCGTCAGGAATTTGGACACATTAGAACTCCACCAAGATTTGATGTTGTTCCAGGCGTCTTTCAACGCTTCTAAGATGGCGTTCCAGTTCGGCCCGACAGTAGCCGCCAGACCAACGCCCCCGGCGATCAGGAGACCAAGACCAAGCGGCATATTTGCGCCGCTGAAAAATAGAACGGCACCAAGCACCAGAAGGGCGCCGCTTATAAGTGCTGTGATTGCCCCGACAGGGCCATTCAGTAGTTGCGTTACCATGTCCCAGTTCGCGGCGAGTGACGCCGCCAAACCGACAGCCCCCGCTACCATGAGACCAAGGCCAAGAGGAATGTTCACGCCAGAAAACGCCAGTATTCCACCGATGACAAGAAAAGCAGTGCTTAGAATGGCCGTAATGGTGCCCACCGGGCCGTTGAGCAGCTCCGTGATCGTGTCCCAGTTCGCGGCCAGGGAAGAGGCTAAACCAACCGCGCCAGCCACCATAAGCCCAAGTCCAAGCCCGATGTTAGCGCCAGAAAATAGAAGCGTTCCGCCAATGACCAGAAGGGCGGCGCTCAAAATTCCTGTAATGGCTCCGATAGGCCCTTCTAAAAATTGTGTGATGGTTTCCCAGTTCGCAGATACGGCGGTTGCCAAGCCCACAGCACCAGCCGCCATAAGACCCAAGCCAAGGGGGACATTTGCCCCAGAAAATGCCAAAGATGCGCCAAGGCCGAGCAGGGCAACGCTTAAAACAGAAGTTAAAAGACCGATGGCCATTTTCACACCCTCGGGCATTTCATTCCAGTTTGCGGCGATAGCGGTAGCAAGCCCAGACGCTCCCATAACAAGAAGGCCAAAGCCAAGCGGGATATTTGCACCGCTGAAAAGAAGAACCGCACCCAGGGCGAGTGTCGCACCGCTCACCACAGCAGTTAAGGTTCCGAGTGGGCCTTTCATAAGTTCCGATATGGTTTCCCAGTTGGCAGAAATGGCGGTAGCAAGCCCCGCCGCCCCTATTGCCATTAAGCCGAGACCAAGCGGCACGTTTGCCCCAGAAAAAGTGAGTACAGCACCGAGACCAAGAAGCGCACCGCTCACGATGGTTTCGATGAAGCCAAGGTTTTCGTTCGCCAGCCCTGAAAAGTCCGGCGCGATTTCCTTTGATTTGGAGGCGGAACTTCCCGCGTTATCACCGCCAATTTTGTTGATCTCGTCAAAGCTGGCCATACTCTTTCCCGCCTTCTTTGCAGAAGCCCCCAAACCGTCCAACGCTTTCTTCTCTGCATTGAGATTTTCGGCGGCCTCGGCGGACTCTTCCAGCGTGGTGCCGAAGATTGCCGCCGTCACCGTAGCCAGAGCGCCAACCACCTGGGCCAGCACTTGAACGAAGGCGGTAAAAGCCGGAATGACAACACCAACCAAAGGCTGGATCAGCGTGAGCAGAGCGCCCTTCAGTTGGGCGATGGCTCCCACGGCGTCTTTGTCGGTCTTAATGACATCGGCGAACCAACTGCGGAGGTTGCGAAGCATCGAAGTAAAAACAGAAAAGGCCAGCACGCGGGTCGCAAGTCTCTTCAGGCGGTTTTCCACCTTCTTGGCATAAATCCCAATCTTACTGAGTGCAGAGCTGCCCTTGCCCATTTCCTGGGCTACCTGGGCGGCTCTTGTCTTGGTGGCTTCCAGTGACGAGTTGGTCTTGGCTACTGCCCCAGCCAAGCGCTCGGCTTCCCGGTCTGCGGCATCGTACCGGGCTTGCAGACTGTCCACCGTTTCCGCCTGAAATTTCAGTTGGTCGGCGGTGGCGGTGCCGGAAGCCTCCAATCTGGCTTGGGCGGCTTTTGCCTCGTCCAATCTTGCCCCGAGCATGGAAGCCTCGTTAGTAGCGAGAGCAAGAGCATTTTTCGCCTGGGTCAGTTTATCCTCCAGACCAACGGCTTTTTTGGATAGCCTATCAAATTCCTTTGCGGGGTCTTCCGGGTTCAGCTTCACATCAAGCAGAACGCCGCCGTCACTCTCGCCCATAATTTCACCCCTTTTTCTTGGTTATCTTCGCAAGGAAGGCTTCTTCCTGTGTGGTTCTCTTGGTCTGCAAATCGACCATTTCGCGGTTGCGCCGGTAATACTCCCGCTCCGCCTTGTCAAGCGGTTTCCCACGCTGCAATTTGTCCCGGATACTGACAACTTGGGCAAAGGTGCAATCGCCGCCGATTTCCTGATAGTAGCCCAGAAAAGTCCACCAGTGAAGGGCGGGAAGTTCCCGCACCTCCATACCAGCCACCCGGTTTATGGCCGGGATTATGATGGAGAAATCTTGCTCCCAGTCCATCAACTTCGGGCCTTCCTTTTTGGGTGGCATAGTTCCGCCATTCAGGAACCATAGGCCCTTTTCCACGGCTTCCTCCCACAATTCTTGCGGGATAGTTTCAAAATCTTCATACAGGATCACAAGTAGATAGTAACCCCGCTCCTGTGGGGTGGCATCTGGGTCGTTCATCGCCTCAAAGAGATTGAGAATGTCACGAAAACCGCAGTTTATAGGGTATTCCTGTCCATCGCTCAATTCCAAGGCCCTCGGTAGACATGTGTTCATCTCTTCTGGTATTTCTTGGTGTATTTCTTGATACGCTCGCCGGTGGCTTTATCCTCCAAGGAGAGATTGTCATAGCACTCGTCAAGCACCGCGGTGAGGATATTGGCCCACAAAGGAAGCCCATTAGACCGGGCAAAGGTATTCATGGTGCCGAAGAGGGGCGTACACACTTCCACGCCAAACAGATCATCCACCAGTTCACGCATTTCCTTGTCTCGCCGTTTGGCGATTTCAAAGATGGTGGAGGTATCTGCCCCTTTCAGTTCGGACTCGGTTTCTTTCTGTTTCTCTTCGGCTTTCTGGAGAACATTTATCACGCGCTCCACAAAATCCATGTCGGTGGGGGAAAACTCAACCGTAACCTTCCCGCCCAGGTTGTATTCCTTCTTGCCGGTCTCGATCTTCAGCTCTTTCATCTTGATTTCCTCCTTATGTTTTTATTTCTCGGAAACATAGTCAAGGCCACAACACCGCATGGGTGTTGTGGCCTCGCCTACGCCGCCGAAAATCAGGCGCCAACGGCTGCCGGTTCGGTGTCGTCCTCGGTATCAGGCACAAAGGTAATCTCCCCGCTGTCGTCCACGGTGAAAAGGCCGATGGTACGGTTACCGCCGGGGGTCACCGTGGTGGGCATGGACAGCGAGCCGCCGCCCTCGCCACCGAGGCCGGTAACCTCCACGGCGCTTCCGTCATACCGCTCGGCAAACATACCAGTCTTGGGGTCGCCGGCGTAGTAGTGACAGATCAGCACATCCATGTTGGACAGAGCCGCAGCGTCCTGCTTCCTGATAGCCAGGTTCCAAAGCAGCTTGGCAACCGGGTCTTCGGCATCGAGGGGAAGGGGGTCGAAGCTCTGGGTAGTGACCGGCTTCTTCATGGTGGTGCGAACCTTGCCCAAGATGTCCGTGCCGGTATCCTTAGACCAGTCAATCTCCTCAGAGGAGTCGGGCACCCTGGAGCCAACAGGAGACCACTTGGGCTTGGGGGCCGTCTTGTCGGCATTGATACACATAACCAGAAGATGGCGGTCAATGGTCTGGCCCACCGGAGTATTGAAATCCAAATCCTTCATTGGTGTATCCTCCTTTTGAAGTCGTTTGTATATCTCGCCTCAACCTGACAAAACCAGTCTTCCGTGCCGTCCTCTGTCACACCGTCCGAATGGGCGGGGACAGTCAGCTTCAGCTCACGCAAGACCCGGCCCCCGGTGAGGGCGGGATAGGTTTCTAATGTGTAGTCGATTCCCTTGATGGTGACCGGCTGCCGGTTCAGCCACCGGCCCAGCTTGTCGAGCCGTTCTTTCGTAGTGATCCGCCTTGCCTCGGTCAGCCCCTTGGCCCTGGTAACCAGAGCGAAGGGGTAAACACAGACTTGGTGGACATGGCCCATGATGTCTTTGTTCTCATCGGCGATGACCGCCCCGGTGGAGGGGTAAAAACCATACCCACAGTCCTCGTTCAGAGTGGAAAACTGGAAACGCTCTCCCTCATTCAGTCCGGGGTAGCTATTCACCAAATCCAGCAGGGCGTTGGTAACCTCTTGGGTTCCCTCCGCATCAAAGCGCACTTCTTTCGCCATAGCGTTACCTCTCGTTTATGATATTCTTGACCCCAGCCTTCCAGCGGGGAAGCTGGGCGGCCTTCGCCTCGTCAAACCACCGAGCCTTTGCGCCTGGGTTGGAGAAGGTCAGGTCTCGGTCTGTCAGCACCTTCTTGGCGCCCTTGCGCGCCCAGGGGGAGCCGGTAACCGGGTCAACCATGACCTTACCGCCAAAAAGGAAGCGGCCAAATGGGGGCGCTCCCGCCCACACTCTGCCGCTTCCCAGCATGATGGTATTCATGGCTCTGGTGCGCCGCTGGAAGTCGCCGGTCTGTAACGGCATGAACGGCAGCATATCGTTCATAATCTGCTGTTCAAGCCAAATCTGCGCCCGGTGCAAATTCCTGTTGATCCGCCCCATGTTCACATGGATAGAAACGCCGTCCATATCCAGGCGGTAGTCGGGAAACCTGTCCACGGCTTCACCTCCCCAAAATCTCGAAGTGGGGAATGACAGAATACCGGGCCACGCTGGTGACGGTATAAACGCCGTCCCTGGTGGCGCTCATGTAGGTGTAGAAGCCGTTGTCAAAATCACCGTCATTGATGGTGTCCTCACCGTCCCACTCCCCCACCATGAAGAAGTCAACGACTTCCCCGGAGGCGGAGGTGCGGAAGGCTATGGTGCTATCGTTGCCGGCGTACTCTTTCGGCCCCTTCACTGTGAACAGTTGGGAGTTGACCCCCTCCACACTGTCCCCGCTTGCCGTGGAGGTAAAGCGCACATGGAGGCTGGCTTTGTCCTTGCTCTCGGCTCCGTACTTGGCGATGATCGCCGCTTGGTCTGCGTTCAGGTCAACATGGGGTAGCACGATGGCCTTCCATTTCTCCCCGGTGCGGTTGAAAAGGGTGATGGTATCTTGATACATACCCTCACCCTCTCAAAGCCACAGGGTAGCGGCCCCCGAACAGGAGCCGCACCCCATTGGCATCATCAATGCCGCCCAGATAGTTGCGGATGGTGGAGGTGTAGAGTTGCCTTTCTGCCTCCACACTGCCCGCCGCTTCCCGAATGGCAGAGCTGACCGCAGTGCCGGAGGCGAAGGTCATGGACTCTGCACCAGAGGAAACGCTGGTAACAGCCCCAGAAGCCGCCACAGTGCCGTTTGCCTGTTTGACAGGCGCCCCGGCGTTCCGGGCGGCCTCCACTTGGGCGGAAAGATGGATCAGCTCACCCAGGCACCGCACCACGCACTCTTTGGCATATTCCTCGGTAGGCATAGCCACCGCCAACTTCCGCACACCGTCCACCCCGGTCGTCAGATCGTCAAGCACACGCTGGGCACGGAAGCCCAGCCGCTTGAAGTCTGCCTCGGTAATGGCGGCTTCGCCGTAGATGCCGGCATAGTCTTCATAGGTGATATACATGGGTGAGCCTCCTTCTTACTGCTCCTCGGTGCCGGGGGTGCTGGTGCCGTCCTCCACCGTCACGGTGACAGCGGACAACAGGGCCACATAGTCGGCCTTGACCTTGGCCTTGGAAATGTCCACGCCCAGGTCAGCGGCCAGCTTGGAGAGACCGTCCACCTTCATGGTGGACAGGGCCTTCTCGTCAAAGTGGCCCTCCACGATCTTGACAGCCTTGCCGCTGTCGGGGAGGTCGGCTGCCTTCACCTCGATGGGGGTGCTGGTGCCGTCCTCCACCTTCTCAATCAGAGGGATATGCCGCCGGTTGGCAGCGGTGGACAGCTCTACCAGGCGGGCCTCAGAAGCCGTGACACCCTCCCGGGGGAAGGTGTCGCCCTCGATGTAGAGGTGGTTACCGTCCTGAAGGTCGGTAAAGCGCTTGATAACACGATACATACTTCAGTTCCTCCCTTCTCAGGCGCCGAGGTCTTCGGCCCCGGTGGAGCCGAAGGTCACATTGGCGATACCGTCCAGGTACTCCGCCCACAGCTTCATGCCCATGAGGGCGTGGGTCTCGCCCATCACCCGGCCGTAGTTGCCCTCCTTGTGGACACCGATCAGGCGGGTCTCGCCATCGCCGGTGTTATACACCAGGCCCAGCTGCTCAAAGTCGGCGTTGCTGGGGTCGATGTAGTAGAGGACGATGTTGTCCGCCGGAATAGCCAGGACATGGCCCTGGGGGATCTCGGAGGTGACGATGACGGTAGAAGCACCCAGGAAGTTCTGGAAATACTCGATACCGTTCTGGGTCTGGATGGTGATGGTGGCGGTACCCAGATACTCGCCAACATCCAGAGTGTTGACGAAGGCCACGATGTTGGAGTAGTCCCGGCGCATTTTCTTGAACTTGTCCTTGACCAGAGACACGGCCATGGATACGGCCATCTGGAAGGTGTTGTACTGGCCGGTCAGAGTGCCGGTCTGGGCGAAAGTGTAGAAGTCGTCCAACACCTCGTTCTGAAGCTCGTTCAGGAAGGCGTCATCGGTCTTCTGAACGGCAATAGCGGCGCCGTACTTGGCGACAGCCTCAGCGGTGACAGCCTTCCGATACTTCTGGAGGATAATGTCACCGTAAGTCACGGGCTTAACGGTGGCCTGAGACAGAGGCACCTCGTCGCCCTCGGGGACAGTGCCATTGGCCAGGGTCACCTCAGCAACGCTGGAGACCAGCTTGGTACCGGGCTCCTTGGGGATAGGCCGCATAACGCCCAGGATTTCCCGCAGGGCGTCCCAGTTGCGGTTGAAGCGCTCGATGAAGTCGATCTCACGCACCTGCAACTGGCTAAACTGGGCGGTGGTGGTAGTGTTCTGAATGACAGACATTCAAATCATCCTTTCTGAAATAAATTCATGTTCTCAGCAATAGCTTGCTGGCGTTCGCTGGGATCCTTGATGGCCATGATCTCGTCCTTGGAGTTGTACTTTTTCCCGGTCTGGCCACCGCCCAGCTTGGTGGTCACCTTCGCAGGGGGAGGAGTGTTGGGGTCTTCCTCCGGGGCGAAAGCGTCGGGGTCGGCTTCCCGGGCCTTCTTGATGGCGTCCTCAAAGCCCAGCAGCTTGTCGCCGTCCCGTTTGAGACCCTGCTTCTTGATTTGCTCCATGATAGCAGCTCCGGCAGAAGCGGAAGAGAACTTAATCCCGGAAAAACAAGCCTTCAGAGCGTCGTTGTAGTCCCGCTCCTCCAGCTGGGTCTTCAGGTTATCCTCGGCTTCCTTGGCCCTCTTGTTGGCCGCTGCCAACTCGGTTTTGAGGGCGTCAGCGTCCAGACCCTCAAACTTCTTCAGGCTCTCGGTGGCCGTGTCAAGTTGGGATTTGTACCCGTCACGCTCGGTCTCCAGCCGCCCCACCTTCTTATCGAACTCGGCCACCGTCTTGTAGTTCTCGGCCACCAGCTTTTGGAGCTCGGCGGTCTTGTCCTCGGGTACGGTGATACCCAGTTCCTTCAGGATCTCGTTGATGTTCTTCATGGTAATATCCTCCTACATGATTTTTTCGTCCGGTCTGTCTCCGGCACGGATTCAGCCGGTTTAGCCGCTCGGCAGCGGGCCGCTTTCACCTCTCGGCGGAGGGTATGAAAAAAGCACCCGCCGGGTGCTGATTTCCGAAAATAGGCACGAAAAAAGCACGGTGTTCTCACACTGTGCTTCCATGGGTAAAGCTATGGAGTTTTGGGGGGTATAGGAGAGGCCGCCCGAAGGCGGCCTCACAGTCTGGTTATTTGGCAGGCGCCCCATTCTCCTGCATCTCTCGGGTTTCCCCTGTCATGCCATCGGCGCGTGGTCGGGGCGAAATTTACCACCTCAAATAACCGTCCTTATCCTACGCTCATTATAGCAAAATTATCCCCGCTTGTAAAGTACCTCTTTATTCTTCACAAGCCGGTTATACTCTTGCTTTCTGATTTTCATAAGCGTTAAAACGGAATTTTTATAGCCTGGATCATCCGATACAGTGGCCAGCCGAAGTGCCACCCGGATATATTTTTGCTTCTCGCTGTCATATATTTCTTTCAACACGATGGCCGTGCCTTTGTGGTCGTCTCGAATGATATAATCAGGATCCGCAATAATTTCTGGGAGATAGGGGCTATACTGCTCATAATCTCCCGGGTGGTGATCTTCAATGTGGGCTATGCGCTCGTCGGTAATGATAACTTCGTCCGTGGTAATGCCTTCCGTGACGCAGCTATATTTTTCTATGTCGAGCTTGGTCACAAAATGCAAATCGGCAGCCTCCCTGGATTTTGAGCCTGTTTTCATTGTAACAGGTTTTGGGGGATTTGCAAGAGGTTTTCTTGCCGCTGCCGTAGCACTGGCGGCCTGCTTCCTACCCCAGCCAGCAATCTTGACCCTATCCTGTAAAGGCTTCAGGTCGTGCTCTTCGCAGAATTGGCTATATTCTTGGTTTTGCCGCTGGAGGAGCTTGGCCTTTTTCTGATATAGGCGCTCCAAATCGGGCTTGGTCTCGTCATCGGCGGCGTCCACCGCTTCTTTGAGCCCCTGAACCTCCCGCTTTGTGCGCCTGATCCTGCGCTCCAAATCCCGCTGGTGCTGTTCCAGGTCGTAGCGCTTCCGGTTCTCTTCGCTGTCAAAGCCTTTGTAGGGATTATTCACCCCATCACCGGGGCCAATGCTATGCCGGCAGTTGGCTCCACACAGGCCTTGCACATCTCCCTGACCGCAGACGGAAAGAGGAGGGAAGCGGGGGTCTTTACCGCTCCGGGAGTAAAACTTCCCTTGCCACCAAAAATGATTGGTCAGGTTCTCCCCGCCGTCACCGTACCGGGCACCCAGGTGGGCGGAGGTCAGAACGGTATCCCAGTCCAGCTCTTCCATCCGGGCCTCGGTCATCTCAGCGCAGGCTTGGGCCACGCCAGTCCGCACAGCCCGGAGGGTGGCGGTCTCTATGGTGTCCCTCCAGCCGGTGGGGTAGTGGACTACCACACCGCTCCGGGCCACCTTCTCCACCGCTTCCTTTACTGCTTGGGTGTAGGAAATGGCGCCGGTGGCCACCTGGGTATAGGCACGGTCACATACCTGGATAAAAAGCTGTTGGGCCGCCGTTGCCGTTGTGCCGGTGTAGTTTCGCCACTCTTGCAAGGTCTTCCGATAGCCACGATCCAACAGGGCAAGAAGCTGGGGAGAATTGAGAAGCGGGTCAGGGGACAGCCCTGCCGCCTTATAGACGGCGTTATCCCAGGCCACAGTCTTCACGCCAGCGTCCTCAAACGCCCGCTTGATCTCCGACACCTGCCGGCCGGTGGCCTTGGCAATCTCCGCCACCAACTCCTCACGCAGAAAGCCCGCCTCCTGCAAGGTCTCCAACTGCCATTTGTCTATGGAGGTCAGAAGGTAGTCGTCCTTACGCTGCAACCGCAACATGATCCGCCGGACTACCCGGCGCAAGATGACACTGTGAAGCTGGGAAGCTATTTCCTCGGCTCCTTCGCTCAGTCTCAGGATATAGTCGGGGTCAAGCATGGGCTATCACTCCTCCGGCGCCAAATCGGGGTCTTCCGTATCGGCTGCCGCCACCAGAGCCTTGGCCTCCTCCTCGGTGTAGCCCTCAAACTTGTTGAAATACACCCAAGCCGGCACCTTGCCCTGGACTACATACCCCCACCACCGGGCCTTGTCCTCTTCCTCGTTGAGAGTGAGGTCTGCGAAGTCATAGGCGATTTCGTAGGTACCCCGGGGGGCCAGTCTGTAAGCGTCAGCGAACCAGTTAAGGGCATAGATCATGTTTTCAAGACAGCCTTGCAGGGCCTTCCGCACATCGTTGACCATCTGGAGGGTGCGGCGGTCATCGCTCTCCACTTCGGTGGCGGTGACCATGCCGGTTTTCTCGTTGAATACAAAATAGCCGTTGGAGAAGCCGCACTTAAAGCCGATTTCGCTGAGAAGAGCATTGATACCTGTTAGCCGTTTGTCGGTCTGCAAAGTGGGGTTGATCTCATGGTAGATTTCCTTCTCCATGGAGCCGGAACCTTCCACCGCTTTCACATAGTCGGGAAGCCCGGAATTTTTGATATGCGCCTCCCGAGCCTGACGGGACGGGGGCAGTTTTTGGCCCGCCGAATAAAGCCTGTCAGCGTCCAGCAGCAAAAGCCGCTTGGAGTCCACAATCTCCTTGGCGTTCCGGCTATATGCCACATCCAAATCTTTCAGCTCTTCCAGAGCGGAGGAGAAGATGGGCAGGCCCATGGGACTATTGGGGTCTTTGTTGTTGGCTGCCGGGGTGCGGAAGATACCGAAAAGGAGCCGGTCAGCCCCTTCCATGGTGGCGTCATCTGCCAGAGCGTCGTCCACCCAGGGGGTGACCTCCATGGCCACCTGCTTCCCCTCGTCCGTCTCACTCATGCCACGGAAGTACCGATTGGAGACCGTATAGACCCCGTCTTCGATGTGGTGATATTCCAGTCTGGTAAACCAGCGGTCAGCGGAGGCGTCAAAGCGACGGTCAATGAAGACCACTCCCGTGACCTTCCCGCTTTCGGTGGCGACAATGCGGAAGCGGTCAGGCAAAACCAACTCCACCCCACTGCCATAGGGCTTGAAGATGACGGTACCGTAGGCGCAGCCATACTCACACCACTGCCGCAGCAACTCGTCCAGAATATTTTTGAGCTGTTCCTGGATCCACTCAGCCCGGGGGGAGCCGGTGAGGGTAATTTCTGCGTTCATGGTGGCCAGCCGTGCCACCTCCGAAGAGACCGTCTGGGCGAAATTGATGGTGACCACATCGTCGTCATCATTGAGCCAGTCCGGTTCCCCTCGGTAGGCCTTGGCGCACCGATCCAGAAAATTGACCAGCTCCACGGTATCCACCGGCTTCACACCGAAGAGCTCCTTGGCCCGCCGGTTCAGAAGGCGGCTAAAAAAGTCGCTGAGCGTCTGTCTCATTCCCACATTATCCCCTCCAAAGCAGCCGAATGACAGAGGCGGCGCTGTCTGGTGCGTCGTCGTGCTCTGCGTCCTCGGTGTAGTCGCAAATCTGATTGATATATTCCTGGTCGGTGCCCTTCACAAAGACCACCTTGGCCCATTCACCTTTCAGGTAGGTGGTGATTTTCAGGTGCTTGTTCATGCTCTCATGGTAGGTCAGTATGTTCTCACCCTCACGGCGAAGATCACGGGCCAAATAACCCTTGTCGCCGTTGTCCTCGCAGTAGCCACGCCCACAATTAAACTGCTTCCGCAGTTCGATTATGGCGGCCTTGCAATCGTCCACATGGCGGTGCCACAGTCTTCCGTAGAGGTAATAGACCCCGCCCACTTTGCGGGCGATGGTGAAGGCGGTGTAGTCGTCCCCGCCATAGGCGGCGTCTATCTGGGAAATGCCCTGCTCCACCATTGCCGGGTCGCCGTCCGTCTGCGGGTTGAAGAAAAGCACATCGTCAGAGGCGATGTGCCGCAGTTCGTAGTTGGCAGCGAAGAGGGAGGCGGTCATCTTCCCCCTAATATCCTCCAACTCGTCCTTTGAGATCAGGCCGGTGGTGTAGCAGTCGAACCGCTCCGGGTTCGGCATGAGGATGAAGGCGTCCTCAACGTGCCAAGGGGTGCCGGTGTTGAAAATACGGCCTCCCCGGTTCTTGATATTCTGCAATTCCTGATAGACCGCTTTGGTGTGGTCTCTCTCGGCCTTGCTGGTTCTGTCCTGGGGGTTCACTATGTCGTCCGTGAAGATACGGTCAAAGTGCTTACCTGTCAGGCTGCTACCTATGCCCTGGGCCACCAGTTGGGAGGTTCCTCTGGGGCTGGAAGCCAAATTTGTGGATATTTCCAGAGCGTTGGCGGTCGTCAGCTTCAATTCCACACCGTAAATGGCCCACACGAACACCCGGATTATTGCGCTCTCCAGTATCTTCTGGACTTGGGCTATAACCTCTTTCACATCGGTGTCCGTCTTGCGGAGGAACAGCGTGGTTGTACTGGGGAACAGTATGACGATCAGAGCCAGGGCAATGGACACGCAAGTGGTTTTATAACTGCCACGGTGAGCCTGGAGGGTCTTATCCTTCTTCCCGCTCACCATGTCAGAGATCCAGCCGTTATGTAGGTCGTCCGTCAACAGGGTAAAGCCCAGAGAGCGCCCCAGCTTGGCCGGGTGCTTCACCAGGAAATCAATCGCCTGTTGCCGCGTCATTCACCAACGCCTCCACTTCCGCCACCATTTCCGGGGTTATGCCGGAAATGGCGATTTTCTCGGTGAAGGTTCCCAGGTGCTTGCCCAGCAGTTCCAGAGCCTTGATTTTGTCGGTGAGCTTGATTTCCATGCCATAGTCACGGTAGTAATCATCGACTCTGGAAAGGGCGATTTTGGCAAGCTCCGCCACCACCTGATCCCCAGTTATGTGGGTTCTGTCCTGACGGTTCTCAAATTCCTGTTGAACGGCCTCTTGGATCTCTTGCGTCTTCAGAAGTTTATAGCCCATCTGTGCGGCGGTCTTCTCACTGTACCCCGCCCGGATAGCGGCGGCGGTGGCATTGAAGTCCACCGTGTACTCGGCCACAAATCGCTGTTGCTTCTCGGACAATGCCATGCGCTCACCACTCCTTTCGTCTGCTCCACCACAGGCTCCCACCCCTGCCCACTGTTCGCATGATGGATTTCCCCAGCCGGTGCCGCCGGCCACATCGTTTTTGGTGCCCCGCCCCGGTTCATGCGCCGAGGGCGGGACATGGGAACGCCCCGCCGGGGGAGAAACCGGCAGGGCGTTCGTGCAAGGAGGGTTGGAAAGAACCAATGGCCTATGCGGAAAAAACCACGATAGCATTATAGCACGGAAAAGTGGCTAAAAAGTGCAAACTTTTTCCAAAGTTATTCCAGCAGTCCACGATAGCGGGCTACCGTCAAAATGAAATCATGGTGCCACTGCATAGCCGTCCTACGGCTCACCGGGATTTTCCCCGCCGCCTCCTCGATGGTGTTGGCCTGATCGTACCGCTTGGGCCAGTACACCAGCCCAATGAGCCGTAGCCGTTCCACGCCGTCCCTCCGTTGCTGTGTGGCCCGGATAGCCGCCTCCACAGCGTCAAGGCTTCTCTGCTCGGTCTGGGTCAGTTCCCTTGTCGCCACATTCTCGGTTGAGCGGCTGGGGGTGCTGTCCCCCGGTAACCCGGTATAGTTCGCTGTCATGCTGACATCATGCAAAGCCTGATACCGAGCCAAATAGACCGGGTACATCCGCACGATATTCCGGCAGAAGCCCCACCAAGGCTCCCTTGTTTGGCTCATGTAATCCACCCACTTTTATCGTTAAATTATTTTTAATTTTAACTTGACTTTAACCTTAAAAAATGATATAATGACCTCACAAACGAAAGGGGGCCATTATAATGGCACAGAGTAAAGTGTACAAACACGGTTATCAAATGGCAAACCTCAGAGAAATTTGCGCCATGACTAAAGGCATTCGGCAGAACAGTGGATACCATATTGAAATCGCTTGGGATCCCACAGCCGGCCGCATTTGCATTGAGGAACACGTTGGCCCCGTTGGTTCATTCATGTGTAAATGGGTGGACGGGATTGTCCCATGTGGATATCTGACCCGTCCTATGACCCAACAGGAGATTGCCGATCAAGTGGCTGAAGCCATTGCTGGAAATCTTTGATTGGGTCTTCCGCCCCTCCCGAAATGGGAGGGGCTTTCTTGTTTTCCTCATGTAGTCCGCCCTTGGATAACTCTGAAATTTGCCCGGAGTTGTCTGGCCAGCCGATCCGCCGCCCGTTCCCTGATCCCTTCCAGCTTCGCCGGCGCCTGATACATTCCGCAGGATCTCCGCTCTTGGGTCGGCTTGCTATAATCCCCACCGTAGCGGCGGCACTCGTCACAGGTAAAACACGGTTCCGCTGCCTCCCCCGGCGTGAAGAGTGTAGGCGTCAGCTCCACACTCTTGGCGCACAGATTACAAACACACTGCTGGCAGCTCATTTTCAAAGACCTACCCCATGATCCCAATGGTCAAGGTATTCCCGATCTGCCCGCTGTACCGGGGTCTCATACTTCCTCATGGCCCGGTCAAAGGCCTTCCACTTCTGCCGAGTGTTGGCCCAGCTCCGATTTTCCCAAAGCCACCGGGCGGCGGCTATGTAATACCTGATTTTGGCCTTCATGCCTCCACATCCCCTTCCATCTTCGCCCCGCAGTTGGGGCAATAGGCTGTGTCCTCTGTAATATAAATACACGGTCGTTTGTGGCAACAGGAACATTCCCACATATGCCCTGCACCAATGTGTTTCAGTAACCACTGTCCATGCCGCACCGGCGCCAATCGCCCGTCGTCCTTCGCATTTATCAGGTCTATAGCTTCTTTCAGCCGCTCAAGCGGCATTTCCCAGTTGTCTTTTAGCATTTTGTCTGCATGTACAATCTCCGCCGGCGTCAGCCCGGTGTCCTTGTATGCCTTTAGCTCCTGCTCAACATCCCATAGATGGGCTTTTATGGCATCCATAGCTGTCTCGAATTGTCCAGGCTCATAACCTGTATCCTCGTATGCGGCACATCTTTGGGCGCAGTCGATGAGCGGGAGATATTCGGAATCATAGTCCAAGCGTTCTGTGTGCAGGGCGTTGATGATTTCTATTGCTTTATCGCTCAACCTCTCCATGTCAATCCTCCAAATCTAAACTTTTATAAACCCGGCTTACTGGGCGGCGGGCATGATTTCAACCTCTACCCTGGGCTTCTTTTTGTCCACAAAGAAGCGGTCAGAGAAGGAGTCTATCTCACCCCAGCCGTCATTTTTCAGCACCCCAGCCCGCACAAGAGCGTCCTGTATGCACTTCCGGCCGAAGGAGGAAACATTGTCCTTGTCCCGGCGGCGGTTCGGCTCATACCAGGTGTAACGCATAACCACGGGGGTCTTGAAGGACACACCTCGAAGCTGGGTTTTGGCGCAGAGGATGATAATATGCTCGGTCTGACGCTTCAAGAGATTTCCCTTGTGCCTGCTGGTATCAAGGGCGTCTATGTAGTCGTTCAGGTTCGGCAGGATTCCAGGAATGACCAGCTTTACACCCATCATGCCACTTCCTTCCTCGGCCTGCCTCTCTTCGCATTGGGGGGCAGATTGTACTTGTTTCGCCAGTCATAAACGGTTCTGTAATTTACACCAAGCTGCTTGGCTATCTGGTGGTCATTCAGACCATCGCCGTATAGCTGCCATGCAAGGCTGTCGTCCATCGTCTTGGGGCGTCCACGCAGTTCCCCGGTGTTATCGCCCCCATAGACCGCATAGGTACCAGCCTCCAGATCCTCCACAACGACGCAATAGGCCTTGTTCTTCCCGCTCTTGACCTTGGAGACGATGGACTGGAAACTGTTGACAGTACACCCCATGAAGGCAGCGCACTCCCGAGCATTACCAATGACAATGAGCTGATCCCGATAAGCGGCATAGACGGTGTACCAAGTCGAACTCTCACGCCGTCCCATCGGCCACAGCCTCCTCACCCCAAACACTGTCCGGGTAGTTCAGCCCGGCTCTCTCACACTGGTTCCACCATTCTGTGGCGGTCATACCTGCCGTTTTAGCTTCCTCAGCGGTGGCCGGGATACCGGCAGCTCTGCGGAGAGGAATCAGGCGGTCACGTTCCGCCTTCATCCGGGCGAAGAGACGGTCTTGTTGGGCTTTTGCTCTGGCCTCCATCGGGCCAACCGGCCCCATCGTCCGTGAAGACTGCGGCGGTGTCACAGGAAGAGGTGGACACAAAACGGCAATTTCTTGTGGGCGGGGGAAATTGGTATTCACTCGCAGATATTCCAAGACGGCCTTCTTCACATCTTCACGTGAATATGGCTCCAGTACGGACAACCACGCCGCCCGAATATTTTTGACCGAAAGACCAGGGTGTCCAGAGTAGTACAACCCCAGAAGGTCAAAAAGGTCATTTATATCTTTTGATGTCATGATTTTTCCTCCGATGATGGCGATGTACCACTAACCTACGTAAGTGGTTTATATCGTCATCCCCCTCGATAGAAGTAGAGTGTATAGTTTTGTAATATGTTCCTTATAGGTACGGTAAGGTAAGGTACGGTTACCCCCGAACGTAACCGTTTCAAGCGTGGTGTTTTTCCGCTTCAACTGTGCGACTACAAAACGGTTATGTAACGGTAACGTAACCGTTTCAAACGTGGTGTTTTTAACCCTTTGAACCTTCGCGGTACCTTTTCATTTTTTCCCGGTCTTTCTCCCGCCGTTCAAACAGTTTTCCGGCATAGTCATACCAATCATGGATAACATAGCTGCCGCCGTTTTTGTCCAGATACCCAGCCTCCACCAGTGCGCCCACAAGGGTATCCGTCTTTTTGATAGGCCAATCCATAGCCTGGGCGATGTCAGAAGGAGCAAGACCGGGAAGGGAACCGTCTTTGGCCGCAGCGTAAAGCCCCCAAGAAAAGAGGTCATGGAGCAGACCGACAGCATACCGCCGGTCTACTCCGAGGAGCCTCGCAAGTTTCAAAGTCTTGGGGTGGCGTGCCATTGTATCGTGCGCCTCAAACCAGGGCATAGGCCATCACCGTCCTTTTCTTAAGTCTGCTGTGCATCGTCGAAGATACCCGCCGGCAGTTCCGGGGCATCTTCGGGGCTGTCATTGTTCCCCACTGTGGGGCCATTATCACCCTCCGCAGGGGGCAAAAGTCCGGGCGTATTGCCTTTTTCGGGTTCCAGATAGTTGGGGGTCATATCGGCGTTGACGGCGTTCTCGTCGGCATTGAGGGCTTTCTGGAGGTCAATGGACATAATGCCCCATTTGGAGATCAACTGCCGAAGCATGGTCTTACAGGCCATTCCGTCGAAGTCCTTATACCAAAAGGAACTGTATTTCCACATATCCCGCTCCGGGATCTCATTGTTGAGGAGTTTTCGGTAATCGCTCAGAGAAAACGCCGGGGCGTAACGGTCTGCGTGCTTTTCCATCTTGGTCTTAGACCAGTACATCACCTTTCGGAAGGTGCCACCCACATACTCAAACATGGCATAGTAGCCGATGGTCTGCCTACTTTCCCGATCTTCCTCGTCCTCAATCAGATTGATGGAGATTTCCTCCTCGATGGGGTTCCAAGCAAGAAGTTCCCCTTCCTTGATGGGAAGGACAATAATCTTGCGGTAGTAACCAGAGCGGACGGCAAGCTGGATCATACCTTTATACCCAAGCTGGAACTGTGCCACGATACGCTCCGGGGTAAGTACATTGCCCTCCCGGTCTTTCTTCTCCTTCTGTTTGTAAGGCACCATGTAGAAGTGACCCAACTGCGGGGAAGGCGACAAATTCAGGACTTCACCCAGCAGAGCGGCAGAAAGAACCGTCCCAGCATCGCATGTCTGAAGGGCGGGCGTCACCGCAACAGCGGAGGTAATGGAGGCGATAAAGCGGCCTGCCCTGGCCTTATCCCCCAAAGTGTTGTTGATAAGCTCCTGCCACTTGTCCTGACGGATCTGAACGCTGAAGGGAACCACTTTATTTTGGTTCTTGGGTTGCAAACTGTTATTGACAGGCATAGTTAAATCCTCCTATATTCGATGTTGTTGGCTTTTAGCCATGCGGCCAACGCCGCAGCCTGTTCCATAGTGACCCCGCACTCGAAACGCAGACGGTAGACCTTTGCCCCTTCAGGTGCTTCAAGTGGGGCCGGCGGCGTAACATCGGCGCCATCTGCGGGCGTATCCCCCGCCGGTTCCTCGGGCTTCGGAGGGGCAGCCGCCTCCAGCTTTTCAAAGGCTTCTTTCCGGGCATTGTATTGCCGCAGTTTCTCCGCCTCCTCTTGAAGTTTCTTCCACTCAGTCAAGGCGGCGTTCAGGTCAAAGGCCTCCAGGTACTTCACCTTCACAGCCTCGGCAAACTCGCCTTCAACCGTGGATAGCACATTCAGATCAGAGGCAACCTTTTCTTCCAAGGAAACAATGGCCTCTTTGACCTTCTTCAAGGTCACGCTGACATTTCCCCACTCGTCCCGCCACACCTTCTCGAAGGGAAGAATGTCACGCAAATCCCCCACGGTCTCGTTGTAGATTTCCATGATGGCGGCTTTCTTTTCCTCCCGCCGGCGGTCATCATAGGCTTTAAGCTGTGTGTCGATGGCAGCTATGGGCTTATCGACCATCGCCACCAGTTCCTTGACCTTTGCTTCAAAACTGGTGTATGGGGCCATGATCTCCTTTTTGACCTCTTTCCGCTGGTTCTCCAGGGCCTCCCGCAGTTTGTTCAACTTGGCCCGGTCTTCCTTGGCCCCCTTGATGTCGTCCTCGGTCACCACAAGGCCGTCATAGTGGGCCAAACTCAAAGCAAGCCCTGCCTTAAGCTGTTCATAGTTGAAGTCAATGGTTTCGGGCAGAGCCTCCAGGCTGTTCCCCATAACGAACTCCATAGAGCCGGTAGTCTCGGCGGTCACAGCCCCTTCAGTCTGACAGGTACATACCTCGCCAGCGTCCAGATTGGCTCCGCAGTGTTCGCATTTCCTCGGTGCTGTCATACCGTTTCCTCCTTGTATTGGTGGCGGCCCAGACCGTCGAGAATGTCGCTATTGCCGCAGCTCACTCACCCGTATGTCTGGCCTGGCTTATGGCTTGTTTAAGGCCACCGCCCTGATTTTCAAATGGGCGGGAGTTTAAGGCCGGGGCGCCGATTGTTGACGACGCAATCCCAAAACGCCTTTTCCTCCCGGGCCAGAAAGTCAATGTCCCCTCTGGCGTCTGTTCTCTCAATCTTGTAATATCGGACTTCCTTGCGCTTCTCACCGTCTGCCCTGGTGTATTTGATCTGCACCAGCAGCACCACGAACTCCCAAGCAGAGGCAAGCATTTGGTGGCACACCTGGGCATAGTAGTAATCCGGGATTTTGCCGTCCCAGTGAGACCAGCCAGAGGAAGACAGGATCTCCGTGGTCTTGATCTCCAGCCCACCCCGGCGGTCTGTGTCCAGTTCCACCAGTTCCCCGTCTGGGGTGCAGGTGATAAAGGGCATTTCCGGGTTTTTGACGATCTTGAAAGGCGTAAAACTGACACCATACTCTGGGTGATCCAGGGCAAAAAACTGGCGCAGAAGCGGCTCCGCATTGTTGCCATACTGGACATAGGGTTTGTCACCGATGTCCTCCGGCACCACGATCCCGGTCTTTTCCTCCCAAAGCTGGACATTGGATTTCCAAGGGGACAGCCCCAGAACCGAGGCGGCGTCCGACGCCCCCAGGCCGTCCATACGGGCATCCAGCCACGCCGCCCGGTCTTTACAAATATGTACCAGCGGATCCATCACCCCACCCCCTCTGTGGCTATGTCGTGGCCAAGACAGCCCTTTTGATAGTCGAAGTTGTCACAGTCCCCGCAGGGAAGGAACTTCCGCCCCAAGTCCTTTTGGTGTTCCAAAAAACGCTTGATTTCGGCTACCTTCATAAGCGGGTGACCGTTCACCTTGATAACCCCGACGAGGTCTCTGGCGTTCTTGATCCCACCGTCTATGTCGAGGCAGACATGGTATTTCTTCATATCCCGCCCCCTACATCTCAAACGGAACGGCCACAAACTGCCCCGGCACATTGGTCTTGAAGTAAAGGGTGCCATAGTAGTCGTCACCCAAATAGCCGGTATGCTGGTTACAGTAGTACAGATCATCAACCAGACCATAGTTATCCAGCCGCTTGCTCCCGCAGAAAAGGTGTCCCTTTTTCTCTTTGCAGCCGTTGACAAGGTAGGCTTTGGAAAAATCCAGTCCTTCCAAATCTGTGTCATACAGTTTTATTGCCAGCTTTTCGGCCAGCCTCTCAATGGCGGCGTTCATGCCGGCTATTTTCTTCATTTCGGGAAAAATGGTCATTATTCTTTCGCCTCCGCCATGTAGTCGCACCACTTCAAAAAGCCCCGCAGAAGCGGATTAGTGTTGCTCTGATCTGCCCACCCAGCAAAGCCAATGAACCCATCTTGATTGAAGGAAATAGCCTCCCGCCGGGTGAAATAGTGGGCGTTCATGTAGAGGAAACAGCAAATAATACTACCGTTGCTTCTCTTCTTCATGCTCACCTTGGCCGAAAGGCTCATATTGCAAGAGGTTTCCTCTTCCTTGTTGGACTTTTTTAACTCCTTCTGTAAGAGCATGGTCAAAACAAGGATGTCGCCCTCGGTAATGTCGCCGTAGGTCAGCCCCTTTTCCTTGAAATAGGCCCGGGCTTCATCGGTAGTGCATACTGCGGGTGTTTTCTTTCTCATTTCTCCTCCACCTCCACCCCAAGCAGGGCCTTCAACTGCCGCCAGATCCGAAGGCCCCGATTATCCACCCGGCGGAGGCGGTCGTCCATCAAATAGAGGAGGTTATTGATGGCCTCCATATTTCTATCCCGGTCATGGACACTCCGCTCCACCTGAAGGGCGAACTGGCGGGCAACACTATCCCGGCTTCCCTTGCTCTGATAGGAAACGCTATACTCCCGGCCACTTCTGGCCCGGATAGTCAGAACATAGGGATAGCCTTTGCCGGGTTCTTCCGTTTTGAGGATAGCTTCTACATCTTCTTCTTGAATGAAGTAATAGGAAGAGAACTCAATCACCGCCATGCACCAACCTTTCCAGCCGCTCCAGTTTGGCAATCTCCTGCTCGGTGGGGTCACCAAAGATCAGTTGGAGCTGGTTCAGCATAATGGACACATCGGCCATTTCCTCCATCAGACCGTCACGGTTACCTTTACCACGCAGCCACTTGGTCAGCTCCTTCTGAAGTTCGGACAGTTCCTCGATGGCCACGATAACCTGGGGACGGTAGCCCCACTTCTTGATAGCACCCTCCAGGATGGCGGATTCCCGCTCCTGGGTCATTTCCTTCTTCTCGTCCATGTCAAATTTCCTCCTTATTGTCTACCTCTGCCATCAGGTCAAAAAGGCTTATGGTCTCTTCCTTGTTTTCCTGCTCCCGCAGGTACCCAACAGCGTCCCGGAAATAGTCACCGTTCAGCTCAGACATCCGGCCCTTGCGTCCCATTTTCAGGGCAACCAGCGGCACCGTACCGATCCCGCCGAAGGGGTCATAGACCACATCGCCCGGGTTGCTGTACCGATTTATCAGCCGCTCCACTGTGTCCAACTGGAGCGGGCACACATGAAGAGCCTGCCGCCGTTGGCTCTGGGTGGTGTTGAGGGTTCGCATACGGTTGATGTCGTCCCACACAGAAGGATCCCAGCTTCCCGGCGCCACCACCATGAAGGTGGCGGGGAGGTGGCCATCCTCGTCCAACGCCATGGCAAGGGCCAAATGGTCAGCGTAGTTATAGACCGTCTCCCGGCTATACTTCCGATAGGCCGCCTGGAGTCTGTCAACTGGTACCTGCGCCAACTCCTCCCGGCTCAGAAGGCGGTCTCCACTGGAGCGCCAATACCCATGAGCGTCAAGCTGCCACTGTGCCCTGGTGTACTCCTCTTTGGTCTTCACCACTGGCTCGTCTGCGTAAGCCTTGGAGGTATCGGTGGGTAGTTTGCGGAAGAGTAGAATATACTCCGGGCACCCAACCCCCATCTTGGTGCCATCCTTGCATTGTTCAGTCCAGCCCAGCCGGTAGGTCTGGTTATTCTCCCGCACCACATCGGTCACGACGGTAATCATGCCGAAGTAGATAAAGCCGTGTTTCATGTAATGCTGAATGCAGAGAGCGTGAAACGGCTCCATAGAGGGCATACCGTAGCCGGTCACATTCCCGAACAGCACCCGGTCTTTCACATGAACCGCAGCCACCCGGCCGGGGCGAAGCACCCGCAGAAGCTCCGGGGTCAGATAGTCCATCTGCTCAAAGAAGCGCCCGGTATCCTCGTTATGCCCGAAGTCGTTATAGCTTGGGGTGTATTCGTAATGATTGGAAAACGGGATAGATGTGACCACCAGATCCACACTCTCGGTCTCCATCTTCCGGGTCTCGTCCACGCAGTCGTTATGTACCGCCACAAAGTCACGGCCCAGGACTTCCTCACGCTGGACGC